TGGCACGTTTCCAGTAGTGAAGTGGATAAAGCCTGTAGTTCCTGAAGTGTGTGCGACTCTTGAGCTTGCATCATTATTATCCGCCGTTAAATAGTGTGTTGTCAGCGTTTTTAATGTGCCATCTTGATAAACATTCAAATCACCATCATCAAAAAACTCAAACGGCACAGTAAATACCTGTTGCGAATTACCATCCGCAACTGTGTATTCAATCCGTGGATCATTATCTGCTAGATTAATAGTCATTCTAGTCCCCTATCATACAAACTATAACAGCTCTACGCACATTTAATAACGTCCTGTGCCAATCATTAACTCACGCATATCATTTTTTATCGGCAAAACACCAAGAAACGGTGCAGAATAGAATGCGCCTTGTGCAGCATCATTATAGTTGCCATTTAAAAAGTCATTCGCTATTCGATAATAATCCAAACCAAGCCCAACAGGTGCGCCAAATGGTTCTGTCAAGCTATCAGCCAAACGCTCATCAGGGTCAGGAGATACAAACTTTGGCGGTATTACAAAATCTTCTGGATTATCAGATATACCAGCAGCAACACTCAATCCCATATAACCAAGCTCTCCATAAAAACCAACAAGCCCAGAATGATCTATGAGTCTAGCCATCATTTCTGGTGAATCTGCCCAGTTTTCTTTTGCTCTTCTCCACCAAAATTTGTCTTTAATGTTAAGAGAAAGATAGCTTAAACCAATCAAAGCAACAGCACCCTGTAACCTAAATCTACGGTCAGGGTCTATAACAGCAGACATTATTTTATTGTTTGCGCCAAAAATAAAATTCATAAATGTGAACGGTAAAGACATTGTTCCAGATTCCATGCGAACCATCTTTACGCCATCAGATGATGCACGCTCATCAATTTCGTACAGTTTAGGAAACTTCTTCCGCATGGCTTGCGTGTATGCGTTGTCTTTAATATAAGCAACACCATCCATAATAAGCGGTCTATCAAATGCTTGCCCCATAACAACAGCATTGTCTGCATGTGCTGCTGTTGCAGCTTGATAGCGGCGTAGCATGTCACGCTCTCTAGCTGTAGATGAAGGCCAAGCATCTGTATTAGCTAACAAAAAGTCATCACCTTCAGCGTTCTGTGTTGGCATGTCATTAACATAATTAGCTAGGTCTTCATCAAAACCATATCTAAATAAATATTCTTTATCTCTTGCGTCTATTGTGCCATCAGCAAGTTGTTTAGATAGACGAATAAATTTATCATTTACAAGTATTTGGTCTAAAACCTTGAGAGCAGTTGTAATCGGGCCAAGAAAGTTGGCTGTATAAAAGAAACGATTGCCAATCTCTTGCGTTCTTTCCATGCGTGTTGCCTGTACACGTTTTACACTGTCGCCTAGCAACTTACGCATAACAACATTACGAGCCATGTCTAAAGCAACACCAGCATTTCTTGCTTCTTTAAACACTTGCCCTCGTGTAGTTGAGTCAAGAGCAGCCCATGATGCACGCAACACATCTTTCATACCATGAGACAGTATAATAGTGCCTAAGTCAGCTATTGCATTAATGCCTGCTTCACCAAGATATGTTACGCCAGCCCAGAACTGAGCAAACTTTGATGATGCGTTATCGAATCTATCAGGGTTGCGAACAAGAGAACCCATAACTCTGTCATATTCACCAGTAAATGCTGCACGTACATCAGCTATTTGTTCTTCAGTATTACCATTACGCCGCATCTCTTTTGCTATATCGCTTAGAACCTCATCTACATCACGCCCCTCAAAAGCACGATGGAACTCTATCTTGCGACCAGCACGTTCTGCATAAGTGTAAAAGACATCCATGTTCTTAACCATGAAATCACTAATCATGTGTTCATCGATATCTGTTTTACGCTTACGCAAATGTTTAGAATTACCAGCAACACCAGTAGGACGAGCATCTTCTAGATCATCAGCAGATTCTTCCATAATTCTTTTTAATGTTTTTTCTGCACTAGCTCGTGGTAAAGGTACGCCCTTTTTTTCATAATGATCTGCAAAGATTTTTGTTAAAGCTTCTCTATCTTCTTTACCTTTTAGTTTTAGTTTGTCGTAATAAATAGAAAACACATAATTTTTGCGTGTAGGGCTATCAAGTAAGTCTTCTAGTTTGCTAATACGGACATCAATATCGTCCATTTCATCGCCAAGGGTTGCTAGTTTACTTGCTTGATTCTTAGATTGACTACCGCGTGCTTTTACATTGTCTTCAATATCTGCAACAAGTTGAGCCTTTTTAGCCTTAGCTGCTTGTAGTCTAGTGACCTCTGTATTAATTCTAGCATCATCCATAAGCAAACCAACATCACGAAAGTCTGCATCAAACTTTTGATAAAAATCTCTGATAAGAGTTGATGCTTGCTTCTGTTGATTGTCCATTGCATTAGCACCAAAACGTGGAGTAGGTGCAGTAGAGTCAATATATTTCGTTATTGTATCTTCAATCCAGTTGTCAAAATCTTTATTAAAGGGATTGAAGTCTGCTGCGTATGCACCAAAAACTTGTCTTGCTTTCTTACGTCTGCCATTAGTTATCGATTGTATATGCAAATCACGAAGACGCTCTTCTAACTGACGAGCAATACCAGTATATACAAATGAACGCTGATACACAGATTGTGTACCACCTTCAGTTCCCTGACCACGCAAACCAATCGAAGAGTTGTAAGCAAGTTTAGTAAGCTTCTCTTTGATACCAGCACCCAACCATTTCTTGTTAAGTAGACGTTGTATGGGCGAGCCAAAAGGATTGACTGACTTTGGATTATATTTATCTTCTGGATTGATTTTGAGTTCACCAGTTTCAGAATCAACAAATTGTGCTGGTCTTTCGCCTTTTGCATGTTGTCCTGATTTGCGTACAGTAGAACGCAAAAATGGCATAATGTGTGGCGCACCTTTGATAACTGGCCCTAATGCTGTTGACAGTGCTGTTGTTGCGGCAATATTCCACGTTGCTTCCCATTCCTCATCAGCTACAGCAAATGGCGCACGCCTTGCTTCTGATGCAACGCCATAAGCAAAACCAGCAGCACCTAACCTACCAGCAGCAGACAAAGCTGTTGCACCAAGACGAGTTACATTTAGCATAGGAACAAAAGCAGTAAAAAAAAGTGGGTCAGCAAAACCAGAGGCAAGACTAGCTGTAAATGCACCACGCTCTAGATTTTTACGTCTATCTAAAACATTTTGCACTCTTTGTTCTAAAAATCGTAGGTGTTCTAAATCTTTTGCCCTAGCCAAATCATCAAAGTACGGCAGGTATTTATCTTGCACATGGTCTTCAATCTTAAACGATGGATCAAAACCTTTTTCACCAAACCGATATTCTTCTTGTACAGTTTCAATAAGCGGCATGTTGTTGTAGGCAACGCCAGAAGAAAATGTCTGCCACCAAGTAGGCGTTGTCTCATAACGCATCTCGTTTGGCACAGGTATAAGAAAGTCTTTGCGTGTAGGTTCAAGTTCAATCATGGAACCATCACATTCGGTGTTACTCCACCAGTACCTTGCTGTGATTGCTGATATCTGTCAGCAGCAGCACGCAAATCTGTAATGTGGTCATTCTGTGACTTTTGATAAGCAAGCTCCATAGCTCTAGAAACAGCCATACCGCCTACAACAAGCGGTCTGTTGTTCCTCATAATAGGAGAGCCATCTGTCTTAACGACATAATAATATGGCATTTGTGTGCCGCCTCGTGGGTCTGGAATAAGCTTAACACGCCCACTCTTTAGTGTAAGTGATGGGTCAATAGCGTTTAGTGCCGCATCAACATGCAACTCAAAAGTAGGATAGTACGCGCCGTATCTAGCTTCTGGCGAATAACGCGATGTTGCATCAGCATCACCAGTTGGTGAATAGATATGCTTTGACTTAGCAAATATCTTATTTTTTGATTGATTTAAAATATCTTTTGTTTTTGATGGGCCATGTGTGTAAATCAAAAGAGGGATTAAATCATTAAAAAACTTTAGCTCATCACCTGACTTTGCACCTGTTTTATCTAAAAAAGTATCTATAGTATCAGAACCCATCATACGTGTTACAATATCATCACGTTCACTAGACGACATGCGCATAAACTCTGCACGTTTGGTAGCAAAGGTATTCAAGTCCATTGACTGCAATGAACCTGAGTAGGTGCGCAATGCTTCCATCTTTACAATGGTTTGATCATCAAGGCCGCGTGATGTAAACACACCATTCTGAAATGTCATATTTTCATATAAACTAAGAAGCTGACCTGCTATACCTGATGCGATAGCCATATCATATAGAGCATCATCTTCAAACACATCACGCAACGGCTTTGGCAAAGGCGAATTACTCATTGCAAGCTGTTCTAAAAGTGTAGTCTTGTTATCAAAAAAGTTTATTTCAGTGCCAAGTTTATTGATAATATCTGCACCACTCCTAATTCCTTGCTCTTGTAGCAACTGTTCTGAACGAGCAGTAGATAAAACACCACCTTCTTGAAAATGGTTAAGCGACACAGCGTTTTGGAAACGTGTCTTGTTAGTGTTAAATATCTTTTCTCTGTCATTTGCGTATGTACGCAATTCAGTTTTTAACTTACTTCGTACAGCAGCCATATCAGGATTAGCTGCAAAGCTTTGCGTAAATCCTATTTGTTCTAGTTTTTGTCTAGTATCAGCAGGTAAGTCTTGCATCGTTTCTGGTGATTCAAGAACGGATAACATACTACGCAAAAGGTCTTGCTCTTGGTTGTAGTCAGAATATGGATTCAAACTAATCATGTAATCAGCAGCAATTTTACTAGCAATGTTTTTGACTCTGCCACCATGATATGCAAGTTTGACCGCGTTACGCAGTTCTGTTTGCTTCCCTAATTCAAGTCTATTGCCATGCAAATCAATAAATTCATTTATACTTGCTTCAATTCTTCCACGAACAACATCAAGGTTTGTTGTTGTTGCTGGCCCTCCTATTTCAGAACCCCCTACAACTACTTCTTGTGACCCAGCATCTGATGCTGCAAGTGCAGACATATATGCTATAGCTTCATCAAGTTCTGCTGCTTTATTTTTAAAATCTTTTTTCATAGCTGTATCGTATGCTTTGACACGAATATCAGTTAAGTGTTCAGCTATAGTTGGAGCAGATATTTCTTCTATATATGCTTTATATCTTGGATTTAGCTCAGTTGTTTTCTTAACCCAACCGTCCATATCAACATCAAATTGATCTGCTGTAGCAGGGCTACCATCATCACGTACTCTTGCTTGCTTTGCCTTGCTCAACAAATCAAGTTTAATTGCTGTTTGATATTTAGAATCTACAAGGCTTTTTGCAGTACGTTTCGCAACAGGAGACATTGCATCTGGAATAGGTTTGTATTCAACAATGCCATCTTCATTACGTGTTTGTAACTGTACTGCATACTCACGACCAACCTCTTGTTGTTCAGCTACAGCAAGTTTATATCCTTGTTCTGCAAGACTGTATCCAGTTTGCTGTAAGGATTGCGCCGCTCTTGCACCAGCCATACTTGGTTGCACAATACCAATGGGCGATACAAGAGGTGTTTGCACTTGGAACTTTTTAATAGCCATCAATCAATAGTCCCTGTTGGTGTAATCTGATACATTTTTGTGCCAGCATTAAGAAAGTTTTGCATTGTTTTATTCCTAGCAGCACGTCTTGCTGCATCTCTATCCATACGTGCTTGGTCTGCTGCCATAGCAAATCTTGCTTGTTGACCAAGCGACCTAATTCTAGAGGCATCCATACCCATTCTTGCTTTATCTTCTGCGCTTTTTCTTATGGCTTTTATAGAGCGATCTTGTCTCGCTGTTGTAAGAATTAAAGATTGTTCATATTCATTAAAAGCAGATACTCTAGCATTATGATCTTGTAACGCACCAAGTTGTGAGCGCTTCATTTCTTCATAATTTTGGCGTTCACGAGAATTAGCTGCACCTACAAGAGCAGCTTTTTCATCCTGTATTCCTCTCTGGGTGAGCAGAAAACCTGCGCCTATTAATGCAATATCTAAAGCCATTAAAATGCCACCTCAATAACCATACCGTTGATTTGCAAATCTAACGGTGCTGACTGTGATATAGTTACCCGTGGGTCTTTGCTAAAACCTAGCGGTCTAAACTCTTCTTTGCCTGTTTGTTTAACACGAGGCAGTGAAGGATCAAAATTTACATTACGAATAATCATATCAGTTCCATTAACAGAAACAGACAATGTGTCGTTAAGATCAAGATCAACTAACGAAAGTCTACGTGGCCTTGCAGTCAAAGGCCCACCTTGTACAGCAGCATCAATAGGCAATGTCTTTAACTCTGGTGTAAACTTAAAACCAATCTCAGCAGACGAAGCCGTTGCATCAACAGAAGACACATCGGCATTACCACTACCAACAGTAAACGCCCCTAAATATTCTGTACCATCAACAACATCAACAGAAGCACCATTAGCAAACACAGAAGACACAGCAAATACACCATTACTGCCTGAATAATCTTTACTACAATCAAGTTGAAAGTCTGTATCAAATTGTTCAAGATACAATTTTGTTGTTCCATCACCTTGGTCACGTGACACAACAGCAAATAAATTATTATCTGTAGAGCCTACAGATACATAACTACCGTTTGTTGTCCAATTCATCCAACCTAATTTTTTTTCATTACGAATATGATAAAACACAGATATATTGCCATCACCGTTCAAAAAGAAACCATAAGCCCCAGACCTGTTTAATGAGCCTTTAACCACTGCTAGTTGCTTAGGATTACTTATTAGGTGAGAAGATAGCAAAGACACCTGTGCGCCAACGTAGGCCCCTTCAGAGTCCGTAAAAACAAACTCTCTTACAGCAGTGCCAGTTGATTGCACAAACAAAGTTGCACCATCAATAGATTGTGGCCTAACAAAACCAGTGCCAAATGGAGTCTGCGCAGATATTTTTGCATTAGCTGGCGTTAATGGTTGTGTTGTAGAGCTTGGCAAAAAGAACTCGCCTTGCGATGCAAACACTTGCAAATCTCTGTTTGATACAAGATGGCGAATGCGGTTTGTTACACCAGCAGCAACATCTAAATCTATAGCGTCTGTGTCTTCACCTTTGCCAACATCAAAATTAAAATACTCTGCTGTTTTAGAACTCCATATACCATCAGGCTGACTGTTAGTGCCGCCAAACCAAAGACGGTTTTCATGAAAAGTAATAGCAGATGGGAAACCACGAAATGTAGAATATGATTGCTCAAACCATTCTGTTGTAGCTGCTGTTGATTCTATTGTAACAGAACCACCACCAATATCTTCTAAAGTAGCACTAGCACCAGCAGTAACCTCATATTTATTTTCATCAATAACACGAGATATTGTTCTTGTACCATTTATATTTGCAGCAGATATACCGCCTACACCACCAGCATTTGCAATAGTAATAGAAGCACCAGACGCAAGACCATGATTTACATGTGCAATTTCTATTGCGGAAACATCCTTCTTTGTTTTAATAGCATCAATATCTAATTGTTTTTGTATTGTACCCTTAATGTTGCCAGTTACATTCTGAGCATCTGTAAAAGCAGTAATAACAACTTCAGTCTCGCCAATAAGCAATCTTGTGCCAACTTGCGCACTATCAAAGTAATCAGCACTTGTTGTAAATGTTCGACTATTACCAGAGGTATGAGATGGTGTAATAGTTACACCAGCACTTTGAAAGTTATAATATGGCTGAAAAGTTTTGTTACCATCTAACGATGTTTCAAAAGCATATTGTTGACGCACAAACGTATTCAAACCTGTGCGTTTTAAAATGACAGGAAAGAAATCAGAATGGCAAAGAAACATAAAATCGCCAGACTGAGCAAATGTAATTTGTGGAATACGTGCGCTTGTAACTTCGCTGAATGCAACAGTTGTGCTTAGTGACACAGCACCTGTTGTAGGATTAATAAAAAAGCAATCTATATTGCCGTTACGAAATGCAATAATATATTTCTCATCATCAGAAAAAACAAATGGCTCTATCCTAATCTGTTGTGTCAACACAGAGTTGTAACTATCTGTAAACTTATGAATAAATTTCGAGCCGGGTCTTTTTATAACACCACCTTCAGCACGTATAAAGAAATTAGTTACCTTTTCAGCTGCATTTTGATAGACTTGCGAGTCAGTCCTTGATGTTAAAGAAGGACTGATTTCACCAAAAGAAAAGTTATTTAAGGGTACACGAATGCGCGCCATTAACTTCTCCTTTCAGTAATGAACCTCGATGTAGTCAACTTGCGTGTTGTTTGTTGTTGTGCATCAAGTGTCTTTGCTTGTTGCATAAGTAACTGTGCTTTGCGTTCCATCATTTGCGCCATTTGATCATCTCTTGCAATAGCAAGGGCAAAGCTAGCTGCTAGTGTATATTCAACGGCTATTGTAAAATAGCTTGGAAAATCTGTCTCTCTTGCACGAAAAGTATAATCAATAACTAAAGTAGATGTATCTGATTCATTACAAAATATTTTATCACCATATATTGTATAGGCTATTAATTGATCATCTATTGTAACTGCATGCACCATAAGATTATCAGATGGCACTTGATATGCTGCATCGAAACGTCCAGTAGGAGCGTTGGTTAATCTGTTTAACTGCGCCTGATTAGTCGCAAAACGCCAGCGTGTTGTACACAATGCTGTACGTACAGTGTCCTCATAAATATTATCTGCAACCAGTGCTTCTGTACTGTCTGCGGAAAACGAAGTAATAGGGTTCGCGCCAATAAGTATTAGGCCACGAGATGCAATATCAATATCTGAATTAGCTACACTACTCATGTGGTTATGGGGGGCAGAAGCCCCCCACTTCCTTAGTCGGAGTCTGTCATTGTCAGAGCAGTACCGTCAGCAATATCGACAACGCCGCCTGTATTAGACAGCACTACAGATATGCCCATGGTAGGAGCATCTGAATCATAGACAAAAACAACGTCTCCAACATTCATCATGTCAGATGCGTCATTGAAGTAGCCAGATACACGGACTGCTGTCAGCGCATCTGTTGAGGTGTAGAACCACAGATTGTGACCGCCACCAGTAGCCATATTAGTTAGGCCAGAAGCTGAATAAGCCATGCTCTACTCCTTATGTGTTGTTATCAAGGACTTCATAGATACCATTGTCATCAATAACAGTAGCACCCATTGACATCATTGAAGTTGCAAGGTGTGCAGCTTTTTGCGGCACATAATTAATTTCAGTTTGAACATCTGAGTTGATGCCCAAGCCGACAGCAGATGTATGGTAAGCCATATTCTTACCAGCAGTAATTGCTGATGTAGAGAAAATCTTGAAGCCAAGAAACTCTTTCATGGTCATGCCACCTGCGTATGGCAGATTCTGCTCACCAACAAAATCGCTTGATGCAAATTCTGTGATCAAGAACAGATCGGAATATCCCTTTGGATGCATAGCTAAGAAGCGACCGCCATCTTCTGGAATATTTGCAGAGCCAAATGTTTCAAACAAAGTCAACAAATCAGCCTTTTCAATAGCAGATGATGTGTCATGTATTTGAGTTGAGTTAGCGCCTGCGTCCATAGCAGTATAAAGAATCTCGTCAGTCTTACGACCAAGAGCAGCAGCAGCAGATTGCGCAACAGCTTGACGTTCATCTATATTGGTCTTCAATTCATCGAGCTTGTCGATGTATTCAGCCGCGTAATGGTCAGCCATAGTTGCCTCAACCTGTGTGTGGGTGAGTTCCATAGCGGTAATGTCACCATTACGTGACTTTGTAGAAGCAGAACCAGTACCGATTTTTTGGAAGCGAACAGTGCTACCAGCAACATTGCCAACTGTGCGTACAGTGTTACGCAACTTTGAACCCATGCGCTGATAAGCCATGTGAACTTCTGACTCGAACTGCTTGATAAATGCGACATCAATAGTATTCGCCATTTTATCAGTCCTTTCAAAAGAGGTTTACGTTTACTACACAGTTGTCCGTTACATCGCGTCAATCGGTTATCCCGTAGGGCCGTCAGCTAGAAACAGGCTGTACTATTCAAATCTCACTTCTATATCACGTTGGCAACGCACAAAACGTAAACAATGATAACCATTTATAACGGTGGGTTGATTTGAAAACGAATATCCTAACCAATCAAGCCATTTGATTGTACGTTCATGTTCAATAGGCACGAGATTTTCTACCCAATCATATTGGTCACAAAGCCAATTTGACATTAATTTTGATGTTCTTAAAAATTTTCGTGGTATATCATCTAGCACAGAAGAGCCTAACATCCATATATGTCCAGATGTAAGGTCTTGTTTATTTTCAAAAGGAAATACACCAAACATACAAACAGGCTCATCTTTATACAAACCTGTCCATGTTCTTGCATGTTTACTAGATAAGGGTACGTGGAGCGCACGCCATGGTGTTGCACCATGTATCATGCACTCCCGTATATCAGTGTCACGAAGATGATGTTGTAAATAGCCAGCATGTTCTATTGTAGCTTTTACTATTTTTATATCACCATCTTCATGGAAGGCATTAATTGAAGACTTTGGAAAAGCCTGCTTGGACTTCCTTGACATAGGCTGGGTCTCTTTTTGCTGGATTCCAGTAACGCTCGTCAGTCATCATAGAGCGCAGTTTATCTTCTGTCATCCCAGTAGGTAAGCCTGCATCAGCAGACATTTGCGCACCACCTACTTTAGACATTATAAACTCAAGAGCCTCAATGCCCTTTGCCGTTTGCCCAATCTGCAATATAGCATCAGCATGTTCTTCTGGGAAAAACTTGTTTGCCCATAGGTCAACAGCTTCAATACGTGCATCAGCATTGTCACCAAGATTAGCACGCTCTTGTTGCAAGTCAGGTGTTTGTGAGTTGATGAACTCTGCATATTGCGCAATGCCAGATTCAAACTCTTCTTGGCTATATGCATTTTCAAATGCATGATCAGCCCACCATTTAAACAGTGGATTATCAACAGCCATTTCTGCATCAACAGATTCTGGTATTTCATAATCACCAGCAGTAGCTGGTCTGTTTTCATAAGCAGCAGTTTCAAACTCTTGTATAATTTGCTGCCGTAGTTCTTCTTGACCAGCACCAAGTTTCTGTTCAAGAGATTGATAAGAAGACGCAAGGTCTTCTGGTGTATTAAATTTTTCTGGTAGCCATTCTGGACGTTCAGCTACAGGTGCTTCAGTTGTGGCTGTGGCTTCAGCCGCTACTTCTACATTATCTGCTTCGCTCATTTCTTTGCCTTTTCTGCTTGTTTAAATCGCCTCTCTATGAGGCCCACTAAATAACGCTGCCCTTCTAAATGACGTAGTTCAGCGTCAGATATGTTTGCACCACTAACAGATTCAATAGTAATAGAACGCAAATATTGCATCACTGCCCTACCATTAGGTGTGCGAAACAAACTGTTGATATTTTTAGATATTCTATCGTCTTCTTCTTTTGGACGAGGAAACCCATCAAGGCCTAAGTTGAGTGACATCTGGTACTTCACCTTGTTGCTGTGCTTGTTGATATCGTTGTGCAGCTTCTGCAAGCTGCTGTCGTTCTACGCTATCTCGCACAAGGCTATCAGGTACACCAAATTTTTCAGCCAAATGTACTGCAACATCTTCAGATTTAATTAACAAATTCAAAATCTCAGGCCCAAACGTACCGCCAACTAACTGCAAATAGCGTGATATAGATGTAATATCTTGATTGGCTTGTGCTTGTGCAAGGGGTGAAACAGAACGAACCTTAACTTCTCTGCCATTAATAACAGGTATTTCAATACGACCTTGCTTTTTTAAAAGATACACAACACGCTGCAATATTGGTTGTACCATCTCAGCTTGCAATCTACCAAAAGCGGACCCAATGCGTCTGGATAAATCAGCCATGCGTTCTGCAACTTCTGTTGCTGACGCTGGTGTTCTATTTGGATCACCAAGCATGTCATTATACAAGGCTCTTTTAATATTGTTGCGCATGTCATTTAAGATGAGATTAGCAACATTAAAGTCACCAGCAGCACGTATTGGTTGCAATCCCATTGACCCCATCGCCTTTGGGATGATCGTCCCGGGCACAAGATTTATTGTATCTGTATTCATAACGCCATCATCATCCATTTGATAAATGCCTGAGATAGCCATCTGTGCATTTTCAAGAACAAGCTCGATTGTTAAGTTAGTTGTCTTAATTGCACTAAGGGCGTTGACAAGAGGGCCGCGTCCATAAATTTCGCCACTGGCTTTAGACCAACGGAAACATATAAACGGATTAGAACCTGCACCATCAAACTGTTCGTAATAAATTACTTCTTCAGCCGCAATATCGATAACATAGTAGTCATAACGCTCTTCATTGCGTTTCTCATAATTTCTACAAACCAGTTCAAGAATCTTACACTCTGCTTCTGGCTGTGTTGCAATAGCTTTAGCAAGTCGTTCTGAAACGACAGCACGCTCATAGGCAACAGGAATCGAGCGGTTCTTAAGAACCCTCTCTCTAAACACATGGTCAATCGAGCCATCTGCACCTGTATCAAGCACGACAGACGGAAGCGGTATCGCGTTAAAGCGTATTGGATTGATTGAGTCACCTTCTTCAACAAGCAAGATGCCCGTTCCAATAGCCAAGTCCATAAACGATTCATGTATCTCTTGACCAAAATTAGAAGATTGTAGAACTTCAAAAACATAATCAGTCACCACATCAAGTTGATTATTTACTTGGTCGACTTGTTCATCTGGGATTTCAGACCCAGCAACAAAATCTGCCCAACGTGCAAAGTTTGGCACAAGACCAGATTGAAGACGGGAAGCAAACTCCTGTGTCCCAACCACAGCAGTTTCGTCAAAGATTTTATCATCACGTCGTTGACCAGCAACTTCGTAATAAAATCCTTGACGCATAGGCAATGCATATTCATAGCACTCATCAAACAAAGGTTCAAAGTTTAAGCGTTTTTCTTTTGCACGCTCATACTTTTCTAACATTGGTTTTGTTTGGTGCATTACAAAGTCTCGTCAAAATAACCCATGCCACCTCTGCTACCTGTCAGCAAAGATGTAGCACCAGAGCCACGACGTTGTTGCTTGGCAGCAGTTTCCACACCTTTTTCTCTTGCTTCTTCACGCCTTCTGCGCTCCTCTGCTTCTCTTTGTTCGCGAGCATCTTTTTCTGCTTTTTTAGCAGCCTCTTGTTCAGCTTTTTCTGCTGCTGTAAGCGGTGGTGGGCCTTTTGGTCTACTTGTTGCTACACACATAATAGTCTCCTTTAGTTTTTCATACAGTTGCTTTTGCACACAAAGCAACGCACATTTTACATTCTAGCCCAAAGACCTTTACGTTTTTGTCGTGGTTTTCTTGTAAAGACATCATAGTTACGTTCAGCTTGAAAGGGTTTAGGCGCATGCTGCATGTTCGTCAAGATTGCACGTCCTTCACCAGACCCAAGCATTAAATACTGCAAAGCGTCATGTATATGTGAAAAGTGATTTTTATCTGGCTTATCCATGTAACGCTCACCAGATACTTGCAGCCGCCTGTATTGATAGCCGCCTTCAAAGCCTTTAATTATATTGCGACATCGAAAGTCAACTAATAGTCCTGAACTGCCATCAACCATGCGATTAAGTGCAGAGTTTACAGATTCAATCCTAAGAGCAACATCATTTGACGGTGCTGGCCTTGCATTCAAACCTGCGCCACGCAATATTTGAAATGGTGTCGATTCATCAGTTTGGGCGCGGAAATCACCTGCTGGGTCACCAAAGATAATAGCTTCGTTAGTTGCATACTTTGTAGACAATTCTTGCCGCAATACTTCAGTAAACTTAACAATACCCATATCAAACGCGACTATCTCTTGTAGTATTAGCCAACGTCCACGTACCTTTTGTGCCACTACCCCAGCAGGAGTAAGGCCAAAATCAAGACCAATATAAACAGGTAGTCCTGCGGCAACAGGTATTTCTTCTTTGGCAATATGGACATCTGCTGCAAAATTGGCATAAACGGGTTTACCATCTTTTATACTCCCAAGGCGATTCATCACATATACATCTATCCAACTCTTTGTCTTTCCTTGTACAATGTTCGGATAGTAGTCGGCTCTCATATTCTTTGCGTTTTCTGCGTTCTTGTTTAGAACGTAACCTGTAATTGTCCCTTCTTCGTCCTTTATTTCCAGCATACCTGCTGGTTGTGTGTAGAAATTCCAGTTGTCTGGTTTGACCAACATCTTCGCTTCTTCTTTGGGAATGTGATCTGGAATTGGAACTTCGCCTGACATTATGGGCCACCAATGATCTTCTTCTGGCGCATTTGTGTCGGCTATGACTCCTGTCCATGTGCATCCACCATCTTTCATTGAAGGGAAACGACCTACACGCATTGAGCATGCATCAATAATAGATTTGGGTATCTCCCTCGCCTCGTTGATCCAGATACCTGTCAATTCTAGGGAGAGGAGTTTCTTGACATCTTCTGGTCTGTCGAGAGCGAGGAAGATAACTTCAAGGTCTAAGTCTGCTTTTTTAATATGATGTGTATATGGCACAGACCAATGGAATTTGCCCCATTCTTCTTCTGGAAACCAATCCAACCAAGTTTTAATAGTGGTAGTTTTTAACTGTGGGTTTGTGTTTCTAATAACTGCCCAGCGTGATTTGCGTACACCATCTAAGCCTTTTTCTTGTTGTACAGCACGTCGAAACAACTCAACACAACAACACACCGACTTGCCTGATCCAACAGGGCCACGCAATGCACGAAAGAACGAATCGTCTTTCATGAAAGATTTAAGAACTTCGCCATCAGGTTTGTAATTAAATTTGGTCAATCTTGTGATCCTTACCAAACTTAATCATGCGCTCCACAACTTCTGGCCCGATAACAGCAATAACTTTATCTGCCTCTCTGTCAGTCTGGAACTGTTTAGGGTGGTAAGCAAGATGCACCTTTTTAACAATCTGGCGCAACATATCACGTTCTTCACGCTTTAGTGTGTGTAGAAAGCTCATCTGTATCTTTTGGTTTTATCTGATATCTTTTTAGGCTGTTTGGAGAACTGCTTACCAGCACGAGTTGCTCTTCTTTTAGCAGCAGTGGACGCTGCATATTCTTGCGACGATAACGCCTTGATTGCGGCTGATGGTAGATAACGCTCGCCTGTGGCTTTTGGCCCTTGTGTGGATGGCTTGCCACTTTTAGTTCTCCATTTTTGTTTTGTCCACTTCCGTAAAGAAGCCTGTGATGGTCTTAAAGCCATAGTTTCTTTCTCGCTACAATATAAAAAAAGCCAGCAAACATAAACACAATAGCAAGAGATAAAGAAACAATGCCGATAACTTCAATTATTTTCTCTCTTTTTAGCCGCGCCTCTTTTATTTGTCTTTGTCTTTTAGCCCTAGCATCTGCTTGAAACTTAACCCAATCTTCCCACAGCCCATAACGTCCATAAAGATACATAATGCTTTTGAGTTCAGCCTCTTTTCTTTTAACCTCTTCAAGAGCCATAAACTCTTCAAGATCATTTCCAAATGTACTATTACGTTTTTTGCTTGCTTTGGATTGCAGGTCTTCCTTCGCAAAGGCAAAATCCGCAATCGCTTTCCCTGCCGAGGCAAGTTCTTTGCCGTTTGCAATCGTCTTCTTTATGACGGCAAACGCACTGTTTATTGCCACAAGCTCTGCTAACATTAGTTTCTATATCCGCCTCCCTTTGCTTTGTAGGCTTTTGCTAACATTTGGGCTTTCCGTGCCGACCATTGGCCCGGTCTGCCGCCTTTGCCGCCAGCTTTTATACGATTAAACAATGCTTTTCGCATTGCAGGTTTGGTGTAATTACCAGCAGCGTTGACAGCCATTATAGCCTACCTTCCTTCTGTTGTATGCAATCTTTTGCTGTTACTCTAGTAAAAGGAAACTTCTGATAAATAGTAAATTCCATTTCCTTTAACCTATTCAAACATTGCTCTTCTTTAATGTATGGCCCTTCTGTATCTTGGGCAACCAGACATTGTTGTCCACCAAACCCAACCCAACAAATTAGAAGAGATGCATAAAACATTAATAGCCGCGAGAATAGTTGCCAGTAGCAGGTTTACGCTTTGCTGGCATCCTTTTTTTAGCAGCAGCTTTTTTAGCTGCGGCTTTACCTTTGGCTGTGTATGGGAACTTCTTATTACCGACCTGTGGCATATTACTTACCTTTCATTTTTGCTTTCATAATTTTTGCTTGCAATGCTTTTGGCAATGTTTTTTGTTTTGCTGTAAGCATTGACTTTGTTTTCATTTTTTTCTTTGCACCCATTTTGGTTCCGTAATGACTAGGCATTATGCTTTCCTCTTCTTTCTTTCTTTCATTTTTTTATAACGAGCCAACAATCGCCGACCCTTTGCAACCGCAGAAGCCTTATCACCAGAGTGACCCCATGCGACCAGTGATAGTTTCAAACGTGTCGGTCTTCCCTTCTCGTCTTTCAGTGGCCCTTTGGCCGAACCCATGCGTACAAGGAATGAACCCTTCCTTCTTAGCTTCTCTGGTGTATCCGCTGCGCCCTTTACTGGTGCTTTTAGATTGCCCTTCTTGCCAGACTTCGTTCTGTACGATGCTCTGCCCTTTGCATTCAATCCGCCTTTGGGATTCTGACCTGCCTTGCGTGTCCATGCTGGTGACTTTGCCATTATGCTGCTGGCCCTTCAAACGCAAAATCTCCTTGTGACTCTTGTATATCTCTCATTGTTGGGCGTGATGTTGGGGTTGCTACATCAACAATTTTTGCTGGGCGTGATGCAGGAACTGGAATATTTAGTGTGCTTGCTTCTGCCCTTTTAATAAACATATCAAACAAACTTGCACGTTTATTTGTCATTGGGCCATGAAAAAAATAATCACTAGCATTAGACGGAATGTCGTCATCGTAATCAGTATTAAGTGTTTTTGTTTTATATAATTTAATATTTGTAGGACGAGGCAGTGGGCCTGTAATGTTTTCATCTGAATGAACAACAAGACCATTGCCGTCATGGGATACAGCTAAATCTTTATATCCATCTATATAAGCGGCCTTTGCAAAATCTAAATCTGGGTTGCCAATATTTATCTTCACTTTTCTGCCAACATCTTTTTTGTTGTCTCTGTAATCACGGCTACCCATCAAAAAAGCAAGGTTATGTATCTTTTGAAAATTAGTAGCATCAGAAGAAATTGTTTCCCAGACAGCTCTAGTAAACCCACTCATCCCTGCATATTCTTTTTCAAATCTTTCTGTCTCATAAACAGCTTTACTTTTTTTAATGCTTGGGTCTTCAAGCATTTTATAATTTACATAAAGATTTTGATCATACTGATCATCAAGAATAACATCACCATTTTCATCTCTAATAAACATACTTGTGCCAGTTGTCGATTGCATACGGCTTGCAGCAGACATGCCAAACATTTTTTCATCTGCCATAGGGTCAGCTACAATATTGAACCCAACACCACCATAGTCTTCAACAGATATTTTGCCTAATCCATGTTGCAAATACATCTGCCTTAAAAAAGCCAATTCATCTGACTCTATGCTGTCTTCTGTAATGGGGAATCGTTTTTTTAATTCTGGCCCCATCAAAACATCTAACATTGCATGCTTTGCTGGTGTGCTTGTAAGCAAAGCAAAAAAATCACCAGCACCTGCAAACAGTGGGCGTGGCCTATCACCTGCTTTCAAATCAGGATGCAAACGATTTGCTGTCTTTTCTAACAGTGCAACCGTTTCGCCAGCTATGTTTTCTTCTGTTGTTTGCGGTTCTGTTGGGTCTAAAAAGGTAGACAGCAATGGGTTTGTAATAGCACGCATGTAAAAATTAGCGTGCTGATCAAAGTTATTTATTATTTGGTCAAGGCTAGGCATGGTGTCACTATGTACAAAGTCATTTAATTAATTCAACGCACAAACTTGTATTCAACCCAATAAGGATGCAACCAGCCTAAGTCCTGCAACCCAGCAAAGATTGCTTCATTAATAAACAAAACATCTGCTGCATGTTTAGAATATTTGATGTGTACTTTGATTGTGCAATGCTCTTTATCGCACCGCAATCCACCACCACCAAGAGCAAGTGTAGCTCGTAGGTCATCCCTGCGCACTGGCCCTATTGGAACCCTGCCGCCAGAATAATTTTTGACCATGTTCTGTATGCGCTCAGACTTTAGCGGAAAGTCGCTATCAATCTTATAAACAGTGTTGGGCTTCTTTGGCACAGCCAACCAGAGCGTCTCTGCTGCTGCTTCTGGTGCGCCTATAACCAGCCCACCCAAAGCCATGGGGATATTGAATAGCCAGATGCCAACTCTATCAACTATATGCAAACTATCCGCGCCGTGGGTGCGGATGCGCTCACCAAGATAGTCTATGCGGAAACAGAACAGTACAAACACTGCGCACAGTGCGATTAATGCTTTCTTCATTGCAACCTCCATTGCATTTATGCTACCGAACCTTTGTGGCAATAATGTGTTGATAGGACGGGTCGAGGGTAGCACGACCAACTTTTTGACCCACCCCACGTCTACGTCAAATCTATACTGACCGATATGTCGCCAGCGTGCAGGTGCATGTGACGCTCTGGGGCCTTGAACCCAGCACGATCTAAGATATCCTTGCTCGCTTCTAACTGCACGTACTCACTCTTGGCCCCACGAGCTAACTGCACCAGTCTAGCGGCGGCTATCGTAGCACTCACGCCCATAGTCTCACCAATCCTCTGCATCATATACGCTTGCACATGTGGCAGCCGCAAAGCCTTGCTGGCTGTCACTCTCCCGCTCTCACCAGAAGCGTAACCTGCCAAGCCAGCCGCTTCCGTAATGCTACATCCATTTGCTACGAGCGCATCAACCAACGCGGTCTGCTTGGTGGTTAGCTTCTTCTCACCAGCCGTTACTACAGCACTCATTACCCATCCTTGCGATTCTCATAACCCCCCCTGTAATCCCCCCCTACATACACGCTGCCCAACCGCCTTGTCAACGCACAACATACGCCTGTCACACGCACACTGCCGCGAGCAAGGCGCATTCCGCACCAGCGACCGTGAACGGCCTTGCTCTCGGTGGCTTGCGCCAGCGAAGCCAGTGTGGTGTGACCGCCCTGTACTTATCAGCAAGAGAACTGCAACACGACAATACATGAATGCACGCAGTGCATCAGTGTTGTCACACTGCTTGCTAGAACCACTACCAGAACCGCAGGTTCTATCATTATTAGTGGTTCTAGTGATGCAGACCAACTGGCCGTTGCGTCACTGGCTCTGGTCACAGACCAGTTGCGGATAGTCGGGCTGGTGCTATCGCCATGGGCGATTAGCGCACTAGTAGCCCTGACTATCCGTAGCGTGGCGTAACGGACGTTGCAGTTGGATGTGCGGCGCAAGACGAGCTTGCGAGTCTTCACGCTGATAGGAGAACACACGCCGCACAAGTTACAGCCCAGCATAGCTGGGAATGGCACGCAGTGCCATGCATCTCCCAGATGCAGTAACTCGTGCTAGGCGGCATCGAGCCGCCTACGTGTGTGTACTCTACACACACACACGATGAGCGAATGTTATCACACAGTTCATGCACCGCATGAACGGTGTGCCAGCACGCCCACTCGGTCAAGAGGTGCGATTCTTGCGCAGACATGTCAATGTCTGCGGTGCGCAAGAATAGCGACACCGCAAGTGCGGTGCTTCGCCTCTTGACTTTCGTGTCGGTCGTGATGGCCTCGATAACATATTCGCACATAGTGTGTATGTGTGACGTAACTGTAGTGCTTTTTATAGGAGATAATTATGGCACAGAAAAAGAAGATGACTGTAACTAAGATTGAAACCCCTGTACGTGATGCTGGATATGCAGAGCATATCGCAGCAGCGCATGACGCAGTGTTGTACTTGGTGAATATGAACATGACCGATGACTTTGATTCGCGCTTCGCGAATCAGGTGTCGGGCGAGGAGAATCCCAAGTACAACTCGTCAGCGCACTTCACATTTGGCTCACGTGCCAAAGCATCAGGCGTTGCGCTACGCAAGAAGCGTGAACGCTTCTTCGAGCTACAGCATCAGTATGATGCTGAACTCGAGCGCAACGGACCTGAGTCCACCAAGCTCATCAACCTTGGCGCAAACAAGGTCAAGGCAGAAGCAGAGTGGGACACTCTGGATGCCTTGCACCAGATGGATGTTGACTTGTACAACACGATGCACAGCGTCGGTACACTACTCGGACGCACTGGTGCAGAGGCAAGTCAACCTCGCATCTGGAATGACGGGAAGCACACCGAGGACCACGGCGAAGCGTGGTTCGAGCAGGTGTGCGAGCGCATCCTTGAGCGCAAGGTGTTGTCACCGCAGGTAGACACACCGAAGGTCAACCCTGCTGAACTGATGGCGAAGCTCAAGCGTTCAGCGTAACCTGACACATAGTTTCCTCCCTAACTGGTGGTGGCTTCTACGGAAGCTGCCACCTTTTTTTGTGCTGTTATAAACCCAGACAAACTTGCGCACATTCCCATCAACTAGATGATAGTTGCGCTAGCGATGGTCAAACAATGGAGACAAAAATGTATCATGCTCATCCAAAAACTATAAGCAAACGATTGGTTATATTATTCTCAATGATACTCGTTTGCGCAATCGGCATTGCAATCGGCGGCTTAGTAATCATTCAAGAATCAGCAGGCATTCACAACTTTATTGGCTTGCTTATGGTATTCATATCAGTGTTTACTAGCTTTTGGGCAACATTAGGAATCATAATAAATGTAAGTGAATACAACAACTTATAATTTATTTGATTACGACACTTGCATAAGTGCAACAAATATGATATTAGTACAGAGTATCTGATGATGGAGGTCAACATGTACGCAGATATAACACAACAGATAATCAAAAAGATAGAGGATGGATGCCCACCGTGGTTGCGTCCATACAACAAATTTGGTGGTGGATTACCACTACGGCACAATGGTGTACCATACAGAGGTATGAACATCATCATGTTATGGATGTGTGACTATGACAACCCATATTGGATGACATATCCACAAGCACAAAAGCTTGGAGGCAACTTAAAAGGTCAGAAGTCACCGACCAAAGTCTTTCACTTTGGCACAGCCAAAGACAAAGACAAAGAAAACAAATTCTATTCGTATGCCAAAGCATACAGTGTCTTCAATGCATCTCAAATAACTGGCCTGCCATCGCATTACTATCCAAAGCAAGAACTGTATATCAATGCAGATAAACCTGTCGCATCTATCGACAAACAACTTGCTGATATACCAGCGAAAGTTGTTGAAGTTGATGGATGCACGCCTTGCTACCGTCCAGCAACAGATGAAGTCAACATGCCACCATGGTCTGACTTTGTTGATGGTCTTACATATTACAGCACAAAAATACATGAACTTGTCCATTGGACAGGTCACGAATCCAGACTTGACCGCCTTGGTCTGAAGAACAAGAAAGGCTATGCCTTTGAAGAACTTGTTGCAGAGATGGGCGCATCATTCATGATGGCACAACTTGGGCTGGAACCAACAGCACGAGATGACCATGCACAGTACATCTCATCATGGTTACAAGCATTGAACAATGATGTGAAGTACGTGTTCGAAGCGGCGAAAGTCGCACAACGAGCTGTGGAACTACTCAACAGTCACACAGCAGAAGATGTAGCTATAGCATAGGAGGTATATGTCATGAGCATCTTTCAAACTAAAGACCCAGTAGCTGAAGAAAATGTTTTGCGTCAAAAAGTTGAGCTTGTTCTCAACAGGCAGACTGAAACATTACATCAGCTAACAGCGATAACTAAAGACTTAGAAAAAGTTACCAAATCTGTAGCAATAATGGCAGAAGCTGTTACTGGTTTATCAAAACCAAGGCCACAGATATCTGAGCAACTTGTGTTTGCTGATGGCAAAGAGTCAACACCAGTTATCAATGCTGTGTATATGGCAAGCAAGCGCGACATTGTTCGCATGGAAAAGCTGCATGTCTTTATGGCTGGATCACATCCTGTAACTATACACACGATGATGGCAGTTTGGTCTTGTTCACAAAAAGCAGCAGAAGCAACGCTGTATCGGTTTGAAAAAGATGAGCGTTATGTTGTCATCAAAACAAAGACCAAAGGACATCCAACACTTTATACAATCAAGGAGGCATCATGACTTTACCAGCACACTTGATTGCACAGCAGGGGATGTTCGATTCCCTGCAAGTGCAAAAGCATCACCAAACAACCATTGATTTGGTGAAGGTTGGCACAGCACTTGGCAACAAATTATGGCCTAACGAAATCATGACTGTTGCCGAATGCATTGTCGGCAAAGACACACCAGCATTCAACCATCTCATCAAGCATGCGATGGAAGAATACGAAAGACTAGCAGATGCAGAAATGGAGGCACTTGGAGATGGATACTGCACAAATCAACACATCGGATGACATGTCATGGTCACAGGCTCATGAGCTTGTACAAAATCTTGTTATCAAAGAGATTGTTGCTCTTGATAACAAAGCTAAATGGCATGAGGAGCATCATGAAGAAGAAGATTATTCTCATTCAGAAGCTGCAAAAATATATCGTCGTGATGCAGAAACATTGCGTGAAGCACTATTTGTTCTAGCAAGAGGAGTATAAATTATGATTGATGACACACCAACACTGTATACTCTTATTCGTCAAATGATACGCGAAGAGATAACACAAGTGATGAATGATATGCCAGCGGCTGTAGATGATGCAATATGCAACTTGTCTCGTGAAGTAGCTGAAGCAGTTATGGATGATGATCTTGATGACAAGATAACAGCTTGGATGGACGACAATCTTCATGACCGACTTGAAGACAAGATACGCATTGTCATAGACTAACATACAGCGTCAAGGTGTCTCGAATGCCTTGACGCATTTATGCTACACAGTTATATGTACTAGATGATTACATATTTAGAACAATTAAATAATGCAGCAGCACCAACTGGCATCAAGTTAGTTGAGTTCTTCAAGCAAGCAAAGATACCTACATCAACATACTATCGTGCAATCGGGGGTCAAGATTTGCGTCTGTCAACAGCAGCAAAGGTTGAAGATGCGATCCACACTTACTCACTACACAAATCCCAGAGTGAATACGAATAGTTGGCAAGATTTAGTGGCAACTCTTGTGGCTATTAGAAACAAACGTGGCTATAGTCAAGAAGAGTTAGCACACCGCATTGGATGTGCTGCATCTTTGATACACAAATGGGAACAATATAAAAGAGTTCCGTCAGGATTTATGTTTGTCTGCTGGCTGGATGCGCTCGAAGCGCAAATCGAAATCAAAGAAACTAGAGGATAGTAGAGGAAAACCTGCTGCATGTGAACATTGTGGCAGTACATCACATTGGTTTTCAGTGATGGCAAGTGGTTCTATTTGGTGTGATGATTGCTTGGAGTATTATGGATGGGAACATCTAGCCGCAACAAAGGCAGCTACCACGAAAGATGGTGGTGTAACTGGTTCAATGAGAAGGGGTGCGAAGCGAAACGCCAACCGTTATCTGGCGCGTTGGGAGGTGAGTGGAAGTCCGATATCTCTATCACCACCAAAGAAGGACGATTGGTAGCAGAATCAAAATATCAAGCTACAGGACGCGGCTTCTCATTTCTTACGAAAACACACAAAACACAACCAGCAGACATTTATCTTCTAAAACAGAAGACAGGGCCAAACTTTATATGCATTGAAGTAAACAACCCATTGGCTGAAAAGATAGCGCGATGGCTAGCTGGAGGTTACTAACCATCGCGCCGCGCATTTTGGAGGTCTGACTGCGCATGAGACAGAATACTTTTATTGTTGATACTGTCAAGGCACACTGCTAGACTAATCAATACGGAGGTCAATATGAAACAGCGTGATCCAAACTACAGGTTACCGCGCAATCAGGTCATACCTGACAAGCGACAATCTATCATTAAAAACATGCATGAACAGGAGGTTTTAGATGCAAGCATTGACAACACAAATGGAAGCCAAAGCACTGGCTCGTCTCACAAATCCAGATACCAAACCAATGGTAGTGACGAGCATGATAGAAGATGGCGTGAGTTCATTAGTTCCATTGGAAACTAAACTAAACAAAGATTATGAGTTGGTATTCTATCGTATCGACAGAGATGCCCCATTGCATAAACTACATGAAGCATACGAGATGGTACAAAAAGCCTTAGTGCCTTTACCTGTCAAGGATATTGAAGAGCGTATTACTATGCTTTGTGCATTGATTACCTTAGCAAAAGACTTCAGCCCAAAGGTGCTTGACATGAAGCGCAAAGCTCTTGCATCGAAGTTGGCACAATATCCAGCAGACATTGTGATTGATGCGTTTGGTTACATCGAGCGCAATGTCAGATTCTTTCCAACATTAGCAGAGTTTATCAATGAAGCTGGCATTGGATGGAAGTCCAAGCCACGGTTTATGTTACGTGATGAGTTGCAGAAATGCATTGATTATCAGGAGGCGGTGTGATATAAAGAAATAGATGGAGGTCTATCATGGAAAGAAAAGGTTTTATCGGTGGTTCCGATATGTATCCAATCGTGCGTGGCGATTGGAATACGCTATGGCATATTAAAACTGGACGCGCTCAACCAGACAATCTGAGCGATGAGTTCAATGTACAGCTTGGTATTCGTACAGAATCATTCAACATGGAATGGCTTGCCAAGCGTACTGGCTGGGATGTAATGCCAAGCCCAGACATCATACGCAAAAAAATATCTGGCGTTCCCTATCAAGCAAGAGCAGATGGCATAGCTTACGACAAAGATGGCGTAGCTATGATTGTCGAGTGTAAACACACAGCAAGCTATCGCAGCATGTCTGATATGTTGGAAGCATATCTACCACAGGTACACTTATACATGCGTGTGCATAAACTGCAAAAAGCTGTGTTCTCTGTCATCTTTGGTAATCTATGGGAATATTGCATAGTAGACTTTGAAGAAGACTATTGGAAAAATGTCAGCACACAAGCCTATCAATTCTGGCAAATGGTAGAGTCTGACGTTGAGCCAGTACAGAATCATGCCAACAAAATTGATTGGTCTAACGTCAAGATTGATGGTCTTATCAAACGTGATGCAAGCAAAGACAATCAATTTATGGATTTGGCTCACAGATTTGTAAACTATTCACAGACAGCCAAAGAACATGAAGCTGTCAAAAAAGAATTAAAGTCAATGGTAAAAGACACAGAACGTGAGGTCTACTGTGATCTATTGACCATCAAGCGTGACAAGCGTGGTGCTTGTCGTATTACAATCAACTCTGACTAGGAGGTAACAATGGCAGAGAAAAAACTAACTATTGCGGATGCATTTATTTCATGGCATGCAAAAGAAGTGAAGGCTAGTAAAGACGGCAAGAACCCACACTTCCGTTCAACATATTCTACGTTGGAAGAAGTGATTGCTGCTTGCCGCAAGGCAGGTCAACATGGCCTGACGTTTACACAGCTAATTGACATGGATGATACTGGTCGCATGTTTGTCAAAACTATTGTCATGCATGTCAATGGCGAAGTGTTGACAAGCCGCACACCCATCGTTTCACAAGACTTGTCTAATCCACAAAAGATGGGATCAGGTATTACCTACGCCAAACGCTATGGTTTGCAAGCTGCATTTGGTCTACCGTCAGAAGATGATGATGGAAATAAAGCAGCAGAACCAAAGACTTACAGAGAACCAATGCCACACAACACACCAAAAGAAGAACCGTCAGAATACTAGGAGCAATACATGGATAACAAGCTTAGCCCAAACAAGGGCAGGGTTTTCCCCATTACAGAAAAAGATGAGCAATACATTGGCAAGCCCATCTTATCAGGCAAACTCAACATTGAATACTGGGCAAAGCACATTGATGATGCATACGAGCCACGCTGTGTGCTGTTCAAGAAAGAGATAAACGGACAGCGCAAGCTAGCTGTCTTTATCGAAGTTGGCTTGATGCATGATAACGGTGCTGATGTACCAGAAGGCAAGCCAAACTATGGCGGCAAGATTGGACAACAAAACATATCTGCCTACAAAAACAAATCGCAGAATGGCTCGGACTATATGGGGCTTAGTGTTTACACACCAAACACAGACACACAGCCAGCAGAAAGCAAACAAGTCATCCAGCCAGCAACAGTTGATGGGGGGACAATCGATGACGACATCCCGTTCTGATCGCACAACGACAGCCAACCCATACAAAGCAACGCCCTACAAAGTGGGCGTTGTTGTTGAACACTTTGTTGAGTTTTGCTTTGCTGCCCAAAATACAGCAGAAGCAAAACTCATAGCAGAAAACAAACTGCGAAAGTTTAAAAACCCAGCACAACTACAAAGAGCAGTAATAGGTGATATACATTTTGTTGAAGTAGAAGAAATTTAATGACGCAAAAAACCTACACTGCCGAACTTACAAACAAGCAAGTAAAACTACTGTTGCAACTTACAAAACATCCTGCACTAGCAAAAGCAGTACAGGCTAAACACGTTGTAAACCTACAATCTGTTTGCAGAAGGATAAAAGAAAAATGAATCGTGCAGATATATTATCTAAAGCACATGATGCTGTCCAATCAAGAGGCAAAGACTACGGCTCGCCAGCAGAAAACTTTGAACGCATTGCAGCGATCTGGTCAGCATATGCAGACATAGAATTTAGTGTAGAGGATGTTGGAATTATGATGATGATAGTAAAGATATCACGCCTAATGGAAACACCAGCACACGAAGATAGCTGGGTAGATTTAGCTGGCTATGCTGCTATTACCGCCGAAGCGATAGCAGATAGTCAAGATAATCCGCCCCAGCTTGCGGATCAACAAAGCAATGAACCCAGTTTGTAGGTGAATCAGATTGAGGGTCTACCAACTGAAAGATAGCTTGTCCAAAGTTTTGTTGATCAAAACCTTTGACCATAGCGTAAGTGTCATGGAATTTATAACCACGACATCTGGCAAGCCACGCTGTACTTTTGTTTTCCACATCTTCAATCTGAGCCAAGCCCCAGTTGTGCCTGTGTCCACTTATGTACAACTCGGCATGGTTTTTAAACTTAGCCATTTTGTTTTGGGCGTGAAGCGCATTCCATTGGCTATGGCCCGACATATCGTGAGCCGCGTGTATGCGGCACTGCCGTCCATTTGGAAACCGAAGATTGACTCTAGCCTCCCAATCTTCACGAATGGTGTGACCACTAGCTATCCATTTCAACGGATCGCCAGCACCAGACCACATGTCATGGTTGCCGCCAATGAGAACAAGCGGATTCATCTCGCCTATCAACCACTCAACTAACTTCCATGCTGTTTTATGGGATGTGTCCTGTTCGCTGTACAATCGCCCCAGACGCCCAACCCAGTTATTCTGGTAGTCACCTACCGAACAGCCATAGATGTGCGTATGTGAGGCTATTATGGACAAATGATGGCGTAATGAATCCCAATCGCAGTAATTATCATCAATGTGTGGGTCGCCTAGCCATAACAATCCAATAGGATCGTCTGACTGCATGTCTACATTATACCATTTTGTTGCATCTTTATGCGCCTTGCGCTTTTGAAAACGCAGATGAAGGTGATTAACTATGTCTTCAACAGGCAAATCATCTTCTGGTATCTCTGGTAAGATGTATGATTTTTGTTTTAATTTTTGCAGTTCTCGGTAGAACTTGCTTTTTGACATTCCTAAAGCATCTGCTGCTTTTTCTATTGTGCCAAATTCTTTGTACGCTTCTTCAATGTTATGCTTGCCCATTACATTCTAACATCATGTTACGTAAATGTTTACCACGATGTCCTACCTGATTAAACCAAAGCGAGTCTTCCATTTCATATGCAGCTTTATCCCACATGCGGTCTTCCAATGCAGCTATAAATTTTTTGAATTGAGAAAACCGAGGCCAGCCCATATTAAATACCATTGATGCAATAACCATTTGCGCTGGCTCTGGCAAATCACGCCACCAATCCAT